GATCTAATGAACATGTTATTGAAGATTTTGCAAAGGTTCTATATACATTAGCTGTTGAGATATTTAATCCTGAAAATGTTAAGATGATTATAGAATTCAATACATACGGTTCTATCTTATTGAAATATTTACAAACAGTTTATCCTTCAAGAAATGAATTTGAAGACGAGATGGTATTAAGGTTTAAACATAGACATGATTCAAGAGCCTTAAAACCAGGTATAAAATTAAAAGCAGATAACAAATCAGTGTTTTGCCAAAATTTTAAAAAATTAATTGAAAATAATAGAATAAAAATAAATGACACAGAAACTGTAAATGAAGCAAGTCTTTTCGGTAGTCTTAAAAATGGAAGCTATGGTGCTCAAATGGGTAATGATGATATCATTATGACAGGAATCACTGCCACTGAATTTTTTAACACTACAGATTATGCAGATTACATCGAAGAATTGCTAGATTTTATAGATCCTGAAAAGTATAAATTAATGGAAACTACTCTATATCAACAAAACGATTCAGCCGGAGATATGCAGTATGATATTTATGATCTTATATAGACTAAACTCCAGATTTACACGGATATATAGATTAACAAATAAAAAAATAAAATTAAATAACTATGGCACTAAGTCCTCAATTATTACAATTCAAGAGTTCAGGCGTTTACAGATTGGAATTTGATAAATCTCAAACTGCTAATATTGACGTTTCTACTCTTAGGCTGGTTGTTGGTCACTCAAGAAAGGGACCTTATAATACACCAGTATTAATCGAAAACGTTGAAGCATTCATTCAAGTATATGGAAACATTGACAAATCGTTAGAGAAAAAAGGAATGTTCTTCCACAGATCAGCTAAAGCTGCTCTTTCAAGAGGACCTATCCTAGCTCTTAACCTTGCTCAATTTGGAGTAAATGATTTAGCTTCAGCTGCACAAATTTCAACAAACGGATCATATGAATCTGATCCAGTATCGAATAGATATTCAGCGCCGCTTCCAACGGATGTAGCATTTGAAGTAGGTGATCCTATTCCAGATACAGGATCTGTTCCAGTTGCAACTGCTATTACAGACGCTGCAGCAGCTACACTTTCAGTAGACGGTTTAACTTTAACACTAGCAGGTGTAGATTTAACATCTAGCCTAGCAGGTACTTTCTATTTACTTTCAGATGCAGGTAATGAACCTCATATTGCAGCAACAGCTGCGTTTGATGGTACAGATACTGTAATTACAGCTTTAGCTGCTATCAATACAGCTCACGGTGGTGGTTCAACAAGTTTTGATATTTATGACAGTGCAGCGACTATTGCTCCCGATCAGTATACTCTAGCACAAGTTGAAGCTGATACGTTTTATACTTATCCTTCACTAGGTCATCAGACTGGAGACTATACTTATTCAAGTTTCTTTGACACTGATAAATTTATGATTCCTTCTGATGAGAAATTATTACAAACATTAGGTGAAGATGCTAACCAAGTTTTAAACTTTGTTAATATTAAACAAACACCAATCACAGTTTTCACAAGAAAAGCGCAAGATACGGCTGGATTTGATGTTACTGCAAGAGAATGGTATGGAGAAGGAAATGTTCCAGCATATTTAAATGACAAAGATTTAATGTCAGATTATATGATTGATGTATTTGTATTCAAAGGTCAATTTGATGCTGCAGCAATGGACACCGATCCAGTTTATGGATTTTACTTCGACAGTAAAGGTTTAAGAAAAGAGCTAATAGAACAATTTGCAAATTTAAGACAAGTTGAAATGATAGGTTCTTATTCTGGTTCAATGCTTCCAGGTTTTAAAGACTTAGAAGGAAGAAACGTATATATCGAAACAATGATTAACGCTGAAGCAAGAAGAACAGGTTTATTCTGTGCAATTGCTGAAGATTTAGTAACTGATGAATCTGGAGATACTCCAATTGATTTAGTTGGTCACACATTTGACGAAGACGGATCAGATCAAGTAGTATTATCTTACGATGTTGAAATGAGATCAATAGCATTACCTAACGCTGATGTATATGCCGCGGAAGGAGAAGATGCAAAATTTACTTTTAACGATCCTAATCATCCAAAGCCAGAAATTACAAAAGGAAACTATATTAGAGTAGGTGAAAGATTAGCTTTAGTTAAACAAGTATCAGTTGAAAAAACAGATTTAGTAACTATATGGACTGTTAAATTATCAGAAGCAGCTCCTTTAGTAGCTCCTTCAGTTTATGTTGAATCTTTAGAAGATGCAGCTGAGTCATATACTCCATTTGTATTAAATGGTGCTCAAATTGAAGCAGAAACTATTTTCTCATGTTTAGAAGCTATTAAAGTAGGAACAGGATTAGCAACTGGTTTAGTAGATAAAGATGCAATCGAATTTAGATATATTGTTGATACATTTGGTTCTTTTGATAATCAATTAAGAGATAAAATCCAATTATCTCAATTAGCAAAAGAAAGACAAAATGCATCAGCTATATTAAATGCACCAATGGTAAAAGATTTTAAAGCATCTACGGATCCTTCATTTATCAATGCATTTAGCCAGTCATTCCAAACTTCATACATTCCAGAAGGAGGTAACTTAGATTTAAATCCAACATCCTTATACACATTACCAAGTATCGCAGATGGTGCAAATTACGCATTCTACTACGGTCCTGGTCTTATTGTAAGAGAAAATGGAAAAGACATCATGGTTCCACCAGCTGCGTATGTATCTAATAACTATATTGATAAATACACAGATGCTTTACCATGGTCAATTGTTGCTGGTCCTAGAAGAGGAGTTGTTGCTGGCCCTAATGTTGTAGGTGCTGAATACTCTTTTGACAAAGCAGACAGAGACATTTTAGAGCCATTTGGTTATAATCCAATTGTATTCCAAAGAGGAGTTGGTTTAACTATCTTAGGAAATAAAACTGCACAGCAGTCTATTAAATCATCACTATCTTCAGCTCACGTTAGAGAAGTGTTAATTTACATTCAAGATGCAATGGCAGATATCCTTAAAGATTACGTATTCGAATTTAACAATGCACAAACTAGATTAGAAATCAAAACTCTAGCAGATTCATTAATGGAATCAGTTAGACAAGATGGTGGTGTATACGATTTCAAAAACGTAATGGATCAATCAAATAACACAGGTGAGGTAATTGACAACAACATAGGTATCATAGATACATTTGTTGAGCCAGTTAAAGGTTTAGAAATAGTTGTGCATAGAACAACAATTTTAAATACTGGTGAAATTTCAACCGGAAACTTTAGTTAAGAAGATATATAATAAAAAATAAAACAATAAAGACTTATGGCTTTACCACACTATTCACAAGATCAAACTAGTAAGGCGGGTAGACAATTCGAACCAGTACAAGGAAACTTATTTGAGGTAACTATTTTACCTCCAGCTGGCGTTTCTGATGCTCCACTATTACTACAACACGTTAACACTATTGGCGGGTTGGAATTATACAAAGATGCAGGTACCGTCGAACAGAAATACAAGTTCTCAAAAAGATCTTATGCTGGTATGCCAGATGATACTTCACTTACAGTGGCTATCAATTTCTCTTTGAACTTAAACGACGCTAACCAAGCTTATTTATATAAAACAATGAGACAATGGTATAACTTAGCTTACAATCCACAAACTGGAGAAATGGGCTTAAAGAAAGACTATACTGGAACAATAGTAATCGTTCAATTTAACAGAGCTGGAGATATTTTCAGAACTGTAACATTAGAAGATTGCTGGATTTCTTCTGGACTTCCATTCACTAACGACTTAAGTTATGAATCTCCAGAAGCTGCTGCTTTAGACGTATCATGGAGATGTGATACCTTTAAAGAAGTATTAGCTTAATTTATTAAAAGTAGG